TACCATATTGGGTCATTTTGAAATCGAATCTTTCAAGATGAACACATACAAATTGTGTGAACACGGTTTTGCACCTTCCGGTCTTTGCAAGAAAGCTCCACTTGTTTTTAGTGGTCACTTCCATTTAAGAGACGAAAGGGAATACAAAAACTCTAAAATCATATATGTAGGAAATCCTTTTGAGATGGATTTTGGTGATACAGAATCCACAAAAGGATATTATCTGATGAATTTTGATACGATGGAGTATACGTTCCATGAGAATAAGATTTCTCCGAAGCACAAGAAAATCAAACTCTCCGAATACGAAAACGCCCCAAGTGTAGTGGAAAACAATATTGTCCGCATTATTGTGGATAAAAACATCGAAAGCGAAGAACTGGAAAAATATTCAGCTAATATTAAAAGTCAGAATCCCATTGCCATTTCCTTTGACAATACAATTGCATTTAATCCTGTATCGGAGGAATTGGACGAAGAATACGATCTTTCCGGTATTGATATGGTAAAGGCTATTTCTGACTTTGTTGGATTGTTGGACATTGACAATAAAGAAGATGTTACCAAATACACGACAGAATTATATAAGAATACATGAAAAAAGTAGTTTTCAAAACACTTAAAGTTAAAAATTTCCTCAGTATTGGGAAGACACCCGTTTCCGTTGATTTCCAAAAGGGACTCAACATCATCACAGGAATCAACAAAGACTTGATGGATCGACAAAATGGAACCGGAAAAAGTTCTCTTGTCGATTCTTTTTATTTTGCATTGTTTGGAGAAACAACAAGAGGCTTGAAAAAAGAATTTGTTGTAAACAATCTCACAAATGAATCAGCAGAGGTTTCCCTTACATTTTCAATTGATAAGAATGAATATGAGATCATTCGGACTATCAAACCTTCCAAGTTGAACTTGTTTGAAAATGGAGTTGATATAAGCAGGGACAGCATGGCAAATACAACCGAATATATTCTTTCTATTCTTAATCTTACTCCAGAGATTTTTACAAATTGCATTTGTCTTTCGATCAATTCTACTATTCCATTCATGGCCCAGAAGAATCTGGACAAGAAGAAGTTCATCGAAGGAATCTTCAATCTTGATGTTTTTTCCAAGATGAATTCCAGTCTCAAGGAAGAATACAATGATGTAAAAAAAGAAATAGAAAGAAAAATTGAAAAACACGGAGATTTGGAAAAAACCGTAAAACTTGTATTGGATCAAAATAAAAGAAATTCAGAGGAAAGAGATAAAAGAAAAAAACAAATTGAGGACAATGTTTCCAAACTGGAAAAGCAAATACAAGAAACAAGTGACAAAATTTCAAAATATGTCATTGAAGACGTGACTCAAAGCAAAGATAAAATAAAAAAGCTGGAAGAAAAGAAGAAGTTGAAGAATGATGAAAATCAACTTGTGTTCAAACAATGTACAGAGATTTCCACAGAGATTAAAATTCTAAACGCAGATCTTTCTAAAATTGGAACAGATCAAGATGAATGTCCTATTTGTTTGAGAGCTATAACAAATGGTGACTTGGAGCACATTGCGGATAGAAAAAACACCATTCAAAAAAACATTGAAGATAAAACCAATTCTATTGCGGAATTTTCCAAAAAACAAAGTGAATTAAAAAAAGAGATAATACTGATAGAGAGGGCAACGAGTTTGCTTAAAGATAGCGTCAATAAAAACGCTCTTGTGGAACAACAAAAAAAGAATGACGATGATCGCCTTCAATACTTTAACATCCAGCTTTCAAAGGAAGTGAAATCTTTGGATGAACTTCAGAACTTCAAAGAAGAGGAAACAAAGAGTGTCGAGGGAATCCAGAATCAAATTCAAGAACTTTCAAATGAAATACAAGAACTCAAGAAACATTTCAAGGTCTTGGAAAATGTGAAGTTTGTTTTATCAGAAGAGGGAGTGAAGAGTTATGTTGTGAAGAAAATTCTCGCTCTTTTTAATGCAAAGATTGCATTTTACTTAAAGGAACTCAATGCAAATGCCTCGATTATTTTTGACCAATACTTTGAAGAAGAAATAAAGAATGAAAGAGGTAAACCGACCATGTATTTCAACTACAGTGGTGCGGAAAGAAAAGCTATCGATCTTTCTATTATGTTTGCATTTATTGATATGTTGAAACTTCAAACCAATGTTTATTACAATGTTCAGTTTTATGACGAGCTTTTGGATACCAGTTTGGATTCAGCAGGAGTGGAAAATGTTGTAAGGCTCCTTAATGAATTTGTGGACAGATATTCGTATGGAATCTACGTGATTTCCCACAGAAGGGAATGTTCCAAACTAGCCAATGGCGAGGTAGTTTATTTGGAAAAAAGTAACGGCATTACTAAAAGAATTCCCCTTGATTTAGAACTTAAATGAAATAATTAATCTTATGATTCAACTACCCAATAATACACTAGCATCTCCACTTCTTCAGAATTCCAGAAAATTTCTGAATACCGCAACCTCAACTCCACAAAGTCAAAATATCACACCTCCTGAGCAGAATCTTTCCAGAGTTATACAGTATTACGCTGACTATAGCGGGTGTGGATTTTGGAGAATGATTTGGCCAGAACATCTTTTAAATGCTTTCAATTTCTTCACCGTTCACGGTTCTACCGTGATGAATTTGGATCCTAGATATTATATTCATACTAAAGTAGTCAGAATTCAAAGACAAGCTACGAGCCATCAATTAAAGTTTGTTCAATTTCTTAAAGAACTCTCAAAAGAAGTTGGCTTTCGTATTGTTTACGAAATTGATGATTTGGTTTTTTCTGAAGATATCCCCGAATATAATAAGTATAAACCCGCATTTACCGATCCCGAAATTCGTAAAAATTGTCAGGAAATCATGTCTCTTTGCGATGAAATCACGGTTACTTGTCCATTCATGAGACAATATTACATGGAAAAAACTGGACATAAAAATGTAACAATTATTCCAAATTTCCCCCCGAAATTCTGGCTTGGGCATTTCTATAACGAGAAACAAATTTCCGCCAATTACGACACTTATAAGCGCAAGCCTAGAATTTTATATGCTGGCTCTGGTGCTCACTTTGATGTCGATAACAGAGTTGGTCAAAACGATGACTTTGCTCACGTGGTAAAGACTATAGCCGACACTGTTGACAAATATCAATGGGTGTTTCTTGGCGCGTATCCTCTCCCATTGAGGCATTTGGTTCAGTCTGGTAAAATTGAATTTCATCCGTGGCAAAATCTTTACCATTATGGTGAAAAAATTAAGAACCTACGAGTTAATATGCTCGTCGCGCCTCTTCAAGACAACAATTTCAATAAATCTAAATCAGATTTGAAACTTGTGGAAGCGAATGCTTTCGGTCTTCCCATCGCTTGTCAAAATTTATGCACTTATGAAAATGCAAAGTTTAAATTTAATACTGGCGAGGAAATGCTTGCACAAATTGATGATGTATTAAGTAAAAAGGGCCGTTACATGAACATTTCAGCCAAAGCAAGAAGCGATGCAAATGATCGTTGGCTTGAAAATGATGATAATATACACTGTTATACCGAGCTTTTTTCTCATCCTTACGGGCATAAGGAGAGAAAAAGGCTTAATGCTCTTAACGGAATTGTTGTTTGAATATAAACAACAACGCTGGATATGTGAAAAACGTGAGAATAGGGAAAAACCAAGGCAAATTAAACATAATTGCCAAGATGCTCCCAATAATTAAAGAAAGCCAAAAGCTCATACATATCCAGCATGAAAGAAGTTTTCCTAAAAATTGGCTCTTGATATAGATAATGTCTAAAAAATCATCCAAAGTCGAAACATTGTCTTTTTTGAAAAGACATTTCGCAATAGAAGACGACAGTGGAGAATAGAACCAAAGGATTAAAATACTTTTTACCGAAAGAAGACCTGACAGATAAACCCAAATCATTTTTTTAGTAATGATTTAATTCTATCTATAAAAGTGTTTCTTAAGTTTCTTTCAGCACATGAACTGCAACCACCTTTTCTTTTCATTGCGTCTAGAGTTTGCATGTATTCTTGTCTTAAGCTGCTGCAATCGGGTATTTCATTTGGACAATTTTCCAAAAAATTAAAAAATTTACTTGTAAGATCTTCTGTAGTCATGTAGAATTACTTATATTGTCGTTTTATTTTTCAAATGTACCGAAATATATCATATAATCCAAAAGAACGTTGCATAAATCTTTTTACTTGGGCAACCGACGGTAAAAGAATCAAGGTCGAGTCTTCATATAGACCATATATCTATTTGGAAACAAATGGAACACATGATGCGATCAGTCTCTTTAATACAAAACTGAAGAAGAAGGTTTTCAATACACAATACGAACGCTCAAAATATTTGAAAGAGAGCGATGCTATTCGTGTTTTTGAGAATTTGAGCATATACCAGCAATTCTTGGTTGATATGTTCTATACTGAATACGAGAAACCAGAATTCACCCAACATCCCCTAAAGATATTCTATCTGGATATTGAGGTTTACTCCAAAGACGAGGGTTTCCCCCATCCAGATCAAGCAAACGCCGCCGTGAACGTTATTACCATATACGATACGTTGTCTCAAAAGTTCTATGTGTGGGGAACCAAGGCATATGAACCAAAAGAAAAGAATGTAAAGTATGTTCATTGTTCTTCAGAAAGACAACTTCTCACAAAGTTCTTGGAATTTGTGGAAAAAGACCACATGGATGTATTGTCGGGATGGAATAGTAAATTTTTCGATATCCCCTATCTGATCACAAGAATTGGTAAAATATGCGAAGAGAACGATGCATGTAGATTGTCCCCGACTCAGAACATTTATAGCAGAATTGAGTTCAATAAATTCGGCAAGGAAGAGAAGGTTTGGGTTATTGATGGTGTTTCCTGTATCGATTACATGGATGCGTATAAGAAGTTCTGCCTATCTCCGAGAGAAAACTATAAGTTGAATACTATCGGATCGATTGAGCTTGGAGAAAGCAAGATCGACTACGGTGGCGGGAATCTTTCCGACCTTGCAGATGAGAATTGGGATGTATTTGTGGACTATAATATCCAAGACGTTAACATTCTTGTTAAATTGGATGAGTCGCTGAAATACATGCCACTTCTCAGGTCACTTGCAGTGACAGGACTAACCACAATGGAGAGCGCATTAAGAAGTCTTGGTGTTATTACAGGAGCAGCTGCAATTCAGGCAAGAAAAAGAGATGTTAAGATTCCAACATTTATTAGAAATACGGACAAAATTGGAAAGAATGAGGGAGCTTTCGTAAAAGAACCAGAAAGCGGAATACATAAACATCTTGTTTCATTCGATGCGAACTCTCTATATCCAAATACAATGGTCACTCTCAACATTTCACCTGAAACAAAACTTGGAACAATTATAGAGAAGGCGAGTGATCTCGTTGTTATTCGTGATGCAAATGATACACAGCATAAATTGTCTCCTTCTGCATTTAAAAAACTTGTTGAAAAGGAACAAATTGCTATTTCAAAAGCAAATGTTCTATTTACACAGAAGAAAAAAGGACTTTTTCCTGAAATTATCGACAAATACTATAAACAGAGGGTAGAGGCTGTAAAGAAACTTGGAAAAACCAAGAAACAGATGGAAGGAATGGAGAATGGTCCTGAAAAGAGAGAACTTGAAAAACAAGCAAAGCTCTTGGATATTCAACAAAAAACTCAAAAGATTTTCCTTAATTCAGTCTATGGTGCCTTTGGCAACAAGTATTTTGCTCTTGGTGACGATGATTTAGCAAGATCTATTACTCTCACTGGACAGGCTATTATTAATAGAGGTTCAGAGATTCTAACCGACTATGTAGAGAAGATAATTGGATCAAAAGTGAAGAGAGACGTTGTTAGGTATATCGATACGGACAGCTTGTTTATTTCTTTCGATGAAATTATTGAGAATAATAAAATCGTGTTCGCTGAAAAGAGTAAAGTGACGAAAGAAATGTATGATATTATTGACGATACTGCAAAATATCTCAACGAAGAGATTGTAAAGTGGGGTCATAGTGAACTTAATTCCAAAGATTGCCGATTCTTATTCAAGAGGGAAAAGATTTGCGATATAGGGATGCTTCTGAAGAAAAAGCACTATATTCTTCACATCTTAGATAGTGAAGGGATCAAGTGTAACGAATTCAAATATACTGGTGTGGACGTTGTTAAAAGCACGATGCCCAAAAAGGTTAAACCTTATGTGAAGAAGATTGCCGAAATCCTTCTCACAACTCTGGACAACACTCAAACAAACGATGCAGTTAAAAATGCTCACGATGCATTCCTGAAACTACCACTGGAAGAAATTGCAATTAATAAGGGCATTAAAAACTACGAAAAATATGCATCTCAATGTAAGGATTTTCAAACAGTAAAATCAATGCCGAACCATGTGAAATCAGCATATTATTACAATTTGCTTTTGGACAGACTCGATCTCACATCCAAATATGAAAAGATTCAAAGTGGTGATAAATTAAAGATTTTTTATTTGAAGAAACCTAATAGATACGGGATAGAATCAATCGCATTCAAATATTATTATCCAGAGGAATTTCGCGCCCTTTTTGAGCCTGACTATGAGAAAATGTTTGATAAGGTTATATTTTCACCAGTTCAGAGCTTTTTTGAAACCGTGAATTGGGTGGCACAAAAACCCAATGAAATGACTAAATGTGATTTAATGCAGTTTTTTGCAGATTGACACTTGATTTTTTTAAAAATCGGTTTAAATTATTACTCTATGCAAGATAATATTAAAGTATTTATGGACCATGTTGGTCATACCGTTGTAGGTGAAGTTTTGGAATCCAAGGGAGCCAAAACAAAAGTGAAGAATCCCGCTATTCTTTTAGCTCAACCGAACAGTAATGGACAACTAAGCGTTCAATTGGTTCCTGTATTTTTTAAGGAATTCATCCAACTGGAAAAACGTGAAGAAGGCTCCGTGTTTGAGTATCCTTCGGATAAGATCGTGACTTCTGAAATTGCACTTGAAGGACGCCTTGTTGAGCAATACGTCAATATGTTTCAAGTAGCAAAGAAGCAAGAAACAAAGGAAGCTCCCATTGTGAAGCTTTTTGATGAATAGAATTTAGTTGACATAATGGAGTAAAAAAATCCGCAAAGGTTCATTGACTTTTGCGGATTTTTGTTTATAGTATAAAGCATATGGCAAAAGCAAAAAAAGAAACCGAAGACAACAACGTAGACAGCGGATCAATTGAAGATGCATTTAAGATTCTAGATGATCTTAATCCAGAAGCGACATTCCTTAGTGAGAACTCACTTTCAACTGTAAAGGAATGGGTCAGCACTGGTTCCTATGCATTGAATGGAATTATTTCTGGATCACTACACAAGGGAGTTCCTATGGGGAGAATTACTGGATTTTCAGGCCCAAGTGGTTGCGGAAAGACTCTTATTCTTAATAAGATTGCCGCAAATGCCCAAAAGAAAGGTATTAATGTGGTTTACTTTGATTCAGAAAATGCATTGGACAAAGAAACAGCAGAAAGGCTTGGTTGTGATGTGGGCAAAATTAAACATTGCCCAACCGAAATTATCGAAGATTGTAGAAATCAAATTGTAAAATTCCTAAAGGCTATTGTTGATAATAAGCTCCAAGGAAAATTCATGATCATTATCGATTCTCTCGGAAATTTGATCTCAGCTAGAGAAGCCAAAGTAATCGAGGATCAAAAAGATAGTGCTGATATGGGCAGTAAGGCGGTGAGTTTCAAGAGTATGCTGCGAGCCATTACACATGCTGCGTCAAAAGCAAATTGTCCTGTATTGTTCTCAAACCATACATATGATAATCCTGCTGCAATGTATCCAACTCTTGTTAAGAGCCAAGCTGGTGGTTCTGGACCCCTCTATATGTCCAGTGTTCTCGTTCAAATGTCCACGAAACAGGAAAAGGCATCCAAGCTGGATAACAAGAATGCGAATGAAGAAAGTACCGCTATTTCAAAAGATGTAAATGGGCTTTCTTTGAGATTTGTTACAACAAAGAATCGTTTCGTTACACCATTCTTGGAAACTGAACTTTATCTAAATTTTAGAACTGGTCTTGCAAAATATTCAGGTCTTTTGGAAATGGCAGAAGCATATGGTGTTTTGGAGAAACAAGGACATCGTTACGCATTTCAAGGCGAAACTCTTGGATTCTACAAAGACTTTAGAGATAATGCGGAAATTTGGGAGAAGGTAATTCCCGTATTGGATGCCAAACTTCAAAAAGAACTCGCATTCAAAAACGAAAATTCAACAACACAAGAAATTGAATAATATATGAACCTAGCAACATGGAAATCCATCAAATCACCCGTAATGCAAGAAATTCGGGTGGCACTCAAAAAAACAGCAGAAAAGGGTCAAGCGACCCTTTCCAGAAAAGAAGCCAATCGAACATGGCGAGAAGATATTCTTGGCATTCTTTCCGAGGATCAGAAAAATATAATTAAAACCCAAAAACAAGAAAAGAACAAACGAAGCAAACAACCAAGAACCTCAGAAGAAACTGAGTAATGAATGTTAAGTTAATATCCCTCACCAATCCTCTTGTTGAGGGTATCAACAACGCTGAAGAATTAATTGTTTATTGTGCTAGGGTTAGCAACCCTAGCAACCAATTAAATGTTGAAACTTCTCCGAAGTTGATTCGTTATTGCATCGAACACGGTCACTGGTCTATTTTTGAACAAGCGAGCATGTGTGTTGAAATTAAAACAAGCAGAGCAATTGCTGCTCAAATAATTAGACACAAAAGTTTTTCAGTTCAAGAATTTTCTCAAAGATATTCAAAATCAACTTCTTTTGAAGATATTGAGTTTAGAATGCAGGGTAAAAACAATAGGCAAGTTGGAGATTATGTCGTCAATTTGTCAGATGAACTTCAAACAAACGTTGATACTGCACTATCTTTTTGTAAAAACGTATACAACAAACTCATAGATCAGGGAATTGCGAAAGAGTGTGCTAGAATGATTCTACCATTAACCACTTCAACTACATTGTATTTGAATGGAACGGTTCGATCTTTCATTCACTATTTGCAATTGAGAACTAAACAGGATACTCAAAAAGAACATAGAGATATTGCCATAGAAATTCAAAATATATTCAAACGACAATTTCCAAATATATCAAATGCCCTAAATTGGTGAAAAAATGAAAAGCTTAAAAATTGAAAACTTAGAACTACACGGTTCAGATTCACATCAAAATTCTTTTAACACAAAAAGATTTTTCGAGCAAACGTGCAACGCTGAATCGTGTAGTATGTCATTCACTGAATCGTTTGATCTTTCCTTGTTGGAATATTGTATTGAACATTTCACATTCGTTTATCATTCGGGTTTCAATATGACACTTGAAGGATTGAAAAAGAAAATGACGATGAAAAACTTTTTCAACTATGTGAATATTAAAAATAAACCTAATTTTTATTTTTGGCACGATGAATACATTTTTGTATTGAATGTTGCCGATAAAGAA